TTACTAAGATTATTAATGTTCTTTCTGTCTAGCACAGTAAACATTTCTCCATTAGCTGCATATCTAAAAGCGTTGATAAGATAAGCTTCACCACCTTGTGTAACTGCTGTACTGAACAATGCCATCTTAGTTGAAGGTTTTCTTTGTCCTGTCAGGTCTGAAAAGCTATATATAGCTACTACAGCCTTTTGTTTTGGTTTAGGTATGTCTAGTAATGCTTGTAAGGTAGGTCTTACTATCTCAGGTTTCTCTGCACATTTGAGAAGATCAGCGCAATCAGTATGTCCAACTGGTGCAAATGATGCACAGCTAGACAATACTCCAAGCATTGTTATGAACCACAATCTTCTGAACATACACCAAATATTCCTATAGGAATTACAATTTCTGTATAGCCACCAGAGCCATCATCTACTATCAATACTATGTTTTCACCATCGTTAGAATAACGAATCATGTTGCCCTCTATCATGATCTCACCACCAGACCCTCCTGTATCGTCAAATAAAGAGCTTGTGATGTCTTGAGCCATTCTGCTTAAGACTCTTGATTGTAATGATCTTATAAACTTGTTTAATGTTGAGTTTTCTTCTTCTCTAATTTGATCCTCTATGGCATCAGCCAGAGCCTTTTCTACATCAGATAATCTAGACCTTTCCTGCTCGTCTATAGTCAACCAAGCTGCTGATGTGCCGACTCCTGAGAAACTAGGATTTATAAACTCTTGGGTTAGAGTGTCTGCTTTTGTAGATAAAGAAACAACCAATAAAACTATAACAATACCTACTATTGCTAATAATTTATCCCACTCAGTCATTAGTCTTTTCTTTGATCATCTCTATCTGCTTTAGCTATTTTATTACTGTCAATTAACTGCGGTACTCCTAAGATTGTCTTAATGAGCGTATCTTGACGAATAATCTCATTGTCCAAACTTCTGACACGATCAATCAATGCTACCAGTATTCCGTGTTGTGAGTCCAGTTTAGTACCTAGCCTTTGTTCCATCTGCTCTATCTGATCTGCAACCTTATCATCTAAAACATCTAGCTTTGTTTCCATGCCATCTATGATTCTGTTTATAAGTTTCCATATAAAGAAACCCAAACCAAGTGCTGCTGCTATTGGAAAGCCTACTTCGTTTATAAATGTTACTGCTTCTTGCATTAGCTTATTGTGTAAGTTACTGAACCCCAAGTGCTGTGTGCTGCTCTATGGGCTTCATGTTCTGCTGCTGTTGCAGTTATTTTAATTAAATTATAATTTGATGAATCTCCATACTTGCTACCATCAGTGGTTCTAGTTGTTTCTTCAGTAGCTAAGTCAGGTCTCCATCTCTCTAATTGATTTTCATAGGTATCAACTAATTCCATAACAGACTCTGTACAACCTAAATGATTGTAAGCTAATTCACCGCCTAGCATTAGATTGGCTGTTGCATGACCTTTGCCCCTATAGTCTGGATGTAATACACCCATCTTTACATGAACTATCTTGTTATCAAAATCAGAATGTTGAAAGCCTAGTTTTGTTCCGTCTGTTTTTTCTAACATCAATGTGACACTACATCGGTCACCTGCTTTAACTTTAGCTTCAGTATATCCCTCTGTCACATATAACATATGGCTAAACTCTGTGATTCTTTGATAGTAAGTATTAGAACCAATCGGAAAGTCCTTTAAGGATTCTGTTACAAAAGATTGATCTGCTTCAATCATTGGTCTTATTTTATAGCCATTGCTTGATGTTACTGTTGTCATTATTTGCCACCTCCTGATACATTTGTTAAAGAAATTAGTGCTGACAAAGTAATAGTTTCACTAGATGCTGTGTGTGTTACAACACAAGTAGCCACTTTCACGTTATTACCTGACAAATCAGTTATGCTTCCCAAAGTAAAGGCATTACTAGCATCTGCCTGTTCAACACAAGCGCTTATATAATCTGCGGTACTGTTGCTTACGTTTACAAATGTCCATCTTATAGTGCAACTTTGTTTACTTGTTCCATTATCTGCTGTAACAATTAAATCTATAGTTGAAGATGTGGGTGAGTAGAAAGACCCGTCACTAGATATCCATTGTGCTATTGATGAATCTGCTGAAAGCACAGTTACCAATGCACCATTTATCTGTGCTGCAGGCACTGGTCTATCTACGTTACCACTGCTATCTAGTCCTGCTAATGCTCTTTCAAAAGCTGACTTTGAGTTAAAGGAGGTTATGTGAACATTTTCAAGAAAGAAGTCACCAGTAAATCTGTTGTCACTATTGATCACAGTATCGGCTTTAGTAGCACCTGAAACAATAGTGCTATTTGCTGTACCACCTACTGTACCTGTATGGTCACCAGAACTAACACCTGTGTGATTGCCTGCTAGGATCGTGGTTGTAGAATTGTTGTCCACATTACCTAATCCTATACCTGCCTTTGTTAGTGTCGTTATTACCCATTCACCGCTTGTAACTTGATCTGCACCTGCTGCTGCAGCTCTGTATATCTTGTTACCATCATCCGTATCTATCCATAAATCTCCTTCTGCTGTAGCTGTAGGAGGACTTGCAGATAAAAATGTACTGACTTGTGCTTTGTCTAATACATTTGCCAGACCGATAGCACCTGCTGTTATGGTGGTCAGAACCCATTGTCCAGAAGCAACTGCTGTATTGCCTGCGGATGTGGCTCTATATATTTTATTGTTGTCATTGGAATCTATCCAAAGATCACCTGCGTTTACAGAGGTTGGAGCATCGTTTTGTAAGAAGGTCTTTGTTGTTCCTACGTTAGAATTAAGCACTGATGCAAGAGTTGTGGCACTGCCTGATACTGTGTGATTAACGATAGATGTGAAAGCAGAGTAAATGCCTTGCGCTCCAAAGTGTCTTGCCTTGATGTTATACGTCTGACCTACCTCTAATCCACCTAGAGATATCTCTGTAGCACCTCTGCCTGCAAATGTAGAACTGAAATTTGATGCACCATTTCTTTTATATTGAACTTCTGTGCCTGTGACTAATGAAGATGCACTGTTAGTCCAAGAAGCTACAACAACTTTAGTGTTATAGGCATCATTAACTTCTGTATTAGATACAGCAGATAAACTGGATGGTGCAGCTAATGAGAATGTGCCAGAAACTAAATCACTTCCTGCAGCTATATTTGCCTGATAATCACTGACTGCAAAAGAGAATATTGAAGTTGCGGTTTCTTTTAAACTTAACCTGACTCCTAAAACGGGTACATCATCAGTCTGCATAACTTCCATATTTACAGAAATAACTTCAAATATTTTTTGGGAAAAACCAAGCCTATCATTAGTCACATACACCCAGTCTGCAGGTTGTAGTTTCATAAAAGACAAATCTACTAAGCAACTTATAGACGTAGATAATCTTTGATTATTGAGAGCCAGTCTGCCTATCCGTTGTGCCATCGTGTGAGTAACAGTAAAAGGTAGCTGCTTCTCCATTTGTTTTACATAATTAGGCTTGTCTGAGTTTGTACCATTGGGAGTGTCTTCAGTAAGAAAAGTAGAGTCTTGATATACAGGTGCATCTGCTGCTATGTAGTTATTTGTTGAATCTACATAAATAGGCTTTACAGTGTTATAAAGTTCACCTGTAGTACCTTGTGTAGATATATTCACAGGTGCTAAAAGATTATCGTCTGTAATTGTCAGAGAAGGTGTCTGTGTTGTTCCTGCAAAGATATTAAACTGTCCGTTGGTATAGGACATCTTACCTGCCATAGCACTTAGCAGTCCTTCTATAACTCCATTCCCACTTGCTCCAAAGTTTGTAAAACCATTGGCGGTATATTTATTTTCTGTTGTGCTGTTGTCAGCTAAAGTAACGTCAACTTCACAAGCGTTAGCTGCTGCTGCTACACCACCTTGATTTGTAGTATCGTTTATCTCAGAGCTGAGTGCCTTCAAGCCATATGTTGTATCGGTCAGATAATCTCTAATACAGAGAGCAGGGTTATCGCTGTATGCAGTACTAGAATTTCTTGGATCAAAAACCTTCTTGCCTTTTACAACAAATGACATATTTGGCATACCACCACCAAACTTCTCTGGGTCAAAGACCATCTGTAAATATACATAAGCACAATCTAAAAACTTATCAGTTGATGCTAAAGAGCTTTGTGCAACTGCATATCCGTTCGCAGCAGTTTGTGATCCATCTTCAAAACTGAATCTCACTAATCTACCTGAACCAAAATTGTTATCATTTTCAGTATTTGTAAATTCGCTGTTCGTAGCTGTAAATACAGTAGAGCCACTTATGGTACTTGAGGTTGTAGTGAGAGTTGTATCATTAAGTCTAACACTTTCTAAGCTTTGTATTTCATGTCCTGATAGTACAACCACAACGTGAAATAAATTATTATCTGTTCCTGTAGTCTCCATGTGGACTATAGTTCCTCCAACACGACACTCGCCATATATAATTTGTCTTGGTGCTGTTGGCGCACGACCTGCGAACTTAGAACCAAAATTACCACCTGTAGCATTTAAACCTTTAGAAGTCATGCCTCCTATAACAGAAGATAAAAGAGTAGTTCCGAATGTCATAACAGCCATTGTGGCTGCTGTAGCTGTGTTAAAAGCAAATATACTGCCTGCATTCATACCAAATGTAACTGCTGTTACAAAAACTATTAATGCTGCTGTTACTGCTGCTTTGATATGTTTAGCCATCTATTCTCCAAGCTCTTATGACATCAACATTTTGTTTTACAACCAGTCCATCATCATTAACTCCAAGAGCGTTAAATCCGTCAAACACACAAGCCAATTCGCTTTCTTCTTTATATACTCCAAAGTCTCCTTTAGTAATATATTCTGCTTCAATGTTTTTTATACCAGTTGTTTTTTTCACCGCATTATTTATAGCTTCTGCTAACCCTTTACCTTTGCCATATTTGAAAATACTTTTCATGGCTTGATCCTCGCTTTTCCAAGACCATTCTTTAGGCAATAAACTTTCTTCTGTCATGGCATTTATAAAACCATTAGTGAAATGCACACAATCCCATTTACCCCACTCAAAAGGTGTAAGAAGTTTCCTGTTAAGATAAGCATCAAATTCTATTTCCCAATCAGGTATCTTTTTCATTTATCTGTGGTTTTCTTCCGTATTCATATGACTATCAGGATGATTGCCTCTACCTGTAGCAGAAGCATCTTGTTTTTGACCCCAAGCTATTTGTTTATCTGCTAATTGTTGTACTCTGTTAAAGCCAGTATCACCATTGTGAATAAATTGTTGTGACTCTAATGTATATCTAAGATTGGAAGGTCTATCTAAATCAACCAATCTGTTTTCACAATCAATGGTTATAGTTGCACCATCAGGTGTATCGTTGATTGTTAATGAAGTCATGCGACCTTTAAATAATGTAAGTTCACCTGCACTTTCATTAGAACCACCCATCAAGAAACCTAAGAATAAACTTATCGGTCTGTTTTGATAATTTTCTGTAAGAGCATAATCAAGGACAGTTGCATCCATACCTGATAAGGCGATAGTAAGACCACTTGATTTTAATTCTAAATCTTCTTCTACACCGCTTATAGATAATAAAGTACCTGCACCTGTATAAGTTTCTGAGTTTACTGTCAGGTCATCGTTACCACTCCAAACTCTTATATCGTCTGTGTCAAACTCTGCCTTGACAGCAAAGAACATTGTTTGTTGATCAGCACCGAGTCTATTGGATATTGCTGTATCTATACCTTGCCGAGTAGCCATTACACTACCTCAACACAAGAAAAGCTTATTCCATATAATGATGTCCTGTCAGCATCCCAATTCACAGTATTTTCTGTGAGTCTGAACAAACCTTTAGGGTTTTGAAAAATGACAAATTTATTGTCAGCTAAATCTGATCTAAGTTTTGGTTCAATCTGTACTGAATACCTGTCTGGACTTGCATCCGTCAACGTGGCATCTTCTACTACCATTACTAACTGTACGGGATTTGCAGTAGTTGCTGTGCCTGCTGTTATACCAAGATAATCACCTTTCTTGATTGTGCCTGTAAAACTGCTTGTAGTGTCAAGGGATAGACCTGTTGCACCTTTTACATTCTGCTGTACTTTACATCCTGACGTAGAACTTACATTGGTCAAAACACTATCAACCACCACTACTGTTGCACTGGTCTTAGTTGTTATCTTGTGTGTTCCATTGTTTTCTTCATTAGCCATGCCAGTTACATGAATAAAGTCTCCTACAACTGCACTGCTAAATGTGCTTGCACCTGCTGTAAAAGTATTAGTATTTGTAACTGTTAAGGCTACGTTTGTATTATTAACCCTTTTGTCGCTTAATAAATGCGTTGTATTAAACGATCCTTGATTAGTTAGGGCATCAGGGTCAGCAAACTTAAAATGATTTGTAGCCCCTTTTAATTGCATTAGAAATGATTGCCACTCTACAGCTTGCGCTCTATTCAAAGCAGGCAATGTTACTTCTGCTTGCCAAAAAACTGCATCAAACTCTTGTGTTAATACCTTACCTGTAAATGGTGAGGCTGTTTGTCCTATTGCTCTAAATAAACTGAAATTGCTTCTAACAAAGTTAGGAGATGTCGGCATTGTTATTATTCTAGCCACGACCCATTAATCCTTTTCTAAATGAACCACCACGCACTGCAGCTTCAAGAACTGCACCTTTTGTTACATCAGATATCTGCGGAAGCATCTTTGTGACTTCTGCTCTGACTGTTGGAACGACACCTGTGGCAAAGTTTACTGATTGATTAACTATTATAGGTGAACCGCCCATAGCGTTCTTACTGTTCATATTGTTCATGATAGTACCGCCAGTGTTAGGTACAAATATCTCTGCACCACGTTCTCCTACCAGTGTGGGTGTGCCTCTTTGAATTGTTCCACCGCCTGCTTCACTGGGTACAGATGCATCACTTCCAGAAGAAAATAAAGTGTCTAATTTTGCATCACCTTGAAGATTAAAAACTCTATTTAATATTTCATTGACAACTGCCATTTGTAAAAATATAGATATGATTTGTGAAACTATATTTTTTGCAAAGTTTTTAAATGAATCTAATGCACTTTCACCTTCAAGTAAGGAATCTACAAAGTCTTTGGTAAAAGCAGAAGATGTGCTAATTACAGCTTGCTTTAATTCATCTGTAAAAGTTACAGATAATCCTTTTACGCTTTCTGAAACACTATCTACATCTGCCTCTTGCAATGTTCTAATTATTGCATCTGCTATAGATTCTCCTTCCTTCCTGACAACATCATCTCCACCTTCAAAATTAGCAAAGGCATCTAATTCTCTGTTAAAGATTTCTAATTCAGCCAGTTCTTTAGCTATACGCAAAGTTTGTTTTATGAAATTTGCTGCTGTAGGAAGTTTGTCTATCAAATCTGTAATAAAATCTACTGACATACTAAAGAAAGTTTCTTCTTCTGGTTTACTCAATAAGTTTACTAATCCATTCAATGCTTCATTAAAAATGATGATCAAACCATGAGTAGTTTTTATAGCACCACCTAATTCTTTGCCTATAGCGACTGCTGCACCATTTGACTCATTTGTCATTGCTGTAAGTGATCTTACTAAGGCTATAGTAGATTGTTTAAAACCTGCTTCACCTATAGCTGCTTGAAAAGCATCGGTAGCATCACCTAAATTTGATAAAGCACCAGTAAGCGTATTCGCTCTTTGTTCTATACCATCTGCAAATTCAGTCTCACCAACTTCCCTAACAAATTTCATTACTGACTCTACTGATTTATCAATCTCTCTTGTAGTGTCTTTAAAAGAGATTTGCATTTTGTCTCCAGAAGTTTTAGCTGTAAAACCTAAACTCTGAAGTTGTTCAATAGAAGTTGTACCGCCTCTAAATATAGCTTGTGCTATTTCATCTATAGAAACACCCTGTGCTGCTGCAACATTACCAATACCCCTAAGGTCTGCCTCTGTAGGCTTTATACCTATTCTTCTAAACTCTATAAATGCTTTCGTAACTTGGTCTACTTGGAAAGTTGTACCTGCTGTAAACTTCAAAATCATGTCAAAAGCATCTTCTGTCTCTTTTAATGATCCTGTGTTTGCTTGTAATGTAGCTCTTAAATCTTCAAACTTTCTTGTTGTATCTAATACACTAGAACCTGCTCTGCTTATTGCTGCAATACCAACACCTGCAAATGCAGCTTTTAAAGCTGTACCAACCCTAGATGACCTTTTCTCTGTTGTGCCTAAAGTTTTATTGACCTGACCTAGCTGTTTCCGCAGTTGTGCGGTTTCAGCTTTTATTTCTATTATTAATTGGTCTACTGTTGCCATGATTAATCTGGATATAGCTCCATTAAATTATCTAGTTCATTGCTTGTCATAGGCTTTTGTTGATTACCACCATTAAACTCAGTGAATCCTTTTATAGCTGCATAAACTTCAGTCAAGCTACTTGTCCAAAATTCTTTGGGTTGCCAACCGATCATACCTAAACAAATCTCCATAAATCTTTTAACTGGTAAAGAATCTTCTGTAACTATGTCGTTTGAGGCTTTTTTTCTTCATCGTCCTCCTCCATGCCTGCTGTCAATGTCTGCGTAAGTAAAGTTGCTACTACTTGTATACTATTTGTAATACCTACATCTTGCATAATTTTCTTTACATCTTTATCTGTAAAATCATTACCCCCACCTCTTAGAGCAGGTGTTAGAACAGAAACAGCATCTTGAACTGATATGTCTCCGTCTGCCATCTTAGTTGCTAATTTGATAATACCGCAACCTACCGCTTGCTCTATGCTTACTATTGCATCAATAGTTAATCTAGCTTTGTAGGTCTCTGAACCTAGTTCTATTTCAATCTCGCCCTTTAGTGGGTTTGTCATCTGACTTCTCCTTTGTTGTACTTGCCATTGCAAGTTTGATTGTAATAATGTCATCTCTTTCATCTACTGAACTAGATAACACCTTATAGGACTTACCATCTACCTTTACATCAGATGGGTCTTTTCCTAACTGGTTGGCTACTTCAAGGACATCCCCGTTAAGCATAGCAGGGATGTTGCCTTTAGCACCTTTGACTGTTACCGATTGCCAAGCCATTTCTTAGACTGTGGCAAACGTAATAGCACCTGCACTTTCAAAAGATACACTGTAAGTTACTTCACCATTAAACTCACCTGCATATTCAAGCGATGTTATTTGGAAAGCACCTGTAAATGTACCAAAGTCAGGCACTAGGAATTGATAATTATTTTGTGTATCAGCTAAAGCATTAGTCTTGATAGTTGCTTCACTAGCTGCATCTGTAAAGACACCACTACCTGAAACACTAATAGACTGCACACCTGCTGCTGCTAACATGGTTCTATTGTTAGAACTGTCTTTGTTAGTTACATCTACTGATTCATTGTTGACTGTAAGGCTTGTTGATCTTAAGCCACCGATTGTTGTGAAAGTCTCTGGTGAACCTGCGTTACCAACTTTCATAAGCATTGCACTACCTTTTTGTGCTGCCATATTTATACTCCAATTGAGAAAGCATTAGTTATTTGCTTTCTAATTAAACAAGCCAACTGGCATCCAATTTTATTAGTAACAGCTAGTTAAGAAGTTCCTAATATTATGGCTCGGAATCGCATGACTCCGTGCCTTGTAATCCCATCAGGGTCTACTAAAACATCTCCAAATTCAAACCTTAGATTTACTAGGTTAAATCCAGTAACACTTAAACTATAATCATGCAGTAAATCATGTACCCTGTCCATAATTGTTTTGGTTTCTTTGCTGCCTTTGTACTGTGACCAAATATCTAAATTGATTGTATATTCACTGCCATCTACATCTTTAGTAGAAAAGTCTATAGAACTATCCCTACCCATTGTTACAAAGGGATAGCTGTTACCCTCCTGTACTTCATCGTAAATGCCTGCACCAAGAGTAGACGTAAGGTTATTGTCTCCATTTAACCTAGAGTAGATTGCTGATTGTATTGCGAATTGTCCTAGTGCCATTATTTTATATAACCCCCATCCTTAAATATACGTCTAATTTTAGGTCTGTTCTTTTCTAGTGCAGGTTGCATATAAGGTCTAGGTCTAATATTTGACGTGCCAAATTCTAAGAATGCAGCATAAGGAGCAGAAGCTACTATTTGTCCGACTACAGCTTTACCTTCTCTTTTTACATTTGATGATACTGAATTTACTAAGAAACCAGTATCACTTGCAGGTGGCTCACCCTCTGCAGAAGCGGTGTGTTGCCTTCTTGGATTATAAAGCTGATAAGTGATACCAGTACCACCACTTTGAATACTTTGTTTGACAGTGCTTTCAACTAACAATGTTGATCTTCTTATAAGATCGTCAACAGTTTTTTCAGGTGCATCTACCATTCTTTTCTGTAATTTCTTTTGGAAAGCCTTGAGATTTTTTATACCACTTTTAGCCATTAGACTGCTACTCCTAATTCAC